AGAACATATTATACGCCGATAAATGATTCCACCCTGTCAAAGCCAACCCGTCAGTAAATCCTGTCAGACCTGATCGTATAGTTTCAGAATAGGAAGAAGAGTCTGTGGTTCCATAATTAAACTCTACTCCTTCGCCATATAATGTATCATAAAATTGGTAGCCATTAAAAATAAGATTTTTAATAGTCAGTGAAGGCAGTGTAACAAGATTATTTCTATAATAATTATTATCTTTTACTAATCCAAATATATTACCTAATAGGTCTTGTTTCCCTTGATGTATATATCCCTCATCATACAAATAAGATAAATCTGTATTTAAATTAGTCCCCTGCCCAATTTCAGAATTATAACCTAAGAAGGAAGTGCTATGTTTGTCTGTATTAGGTTGGTTGACGGCGATTCCCTTACTGCTATTGTTAATTGATCTTGACGTATCGATAATGAAAGTAAAAATTTCTTGGTCGTTTGTAAAGATCTCCGGATCGGGGAAAATATATAATTTATCAGGCTCAAGTTGACCGGTTTGGAAAAATCGCAGTCTTTTACTTTCAATTGAAATTATTCCAGTGTTAGATGGCTTAAAGAATCCTTGATTTCTTTCACTAATTAAATCATTTGAAAATACTGAAGCGACTGTAGGAAAGTCTTGATTTAAAAAATTCGAACCAGGTGACTGTGCTTGTATTAATTTACCTGATAGACTTTGTAGCCGTGAGTTTGAAGATAGGTAATAAAAATCAGTACCTATAAATTTTTCGGTTTGCTTTCTTTTCGCATTAAAAAGAGGTGAAGCACTTAAAATAGGATTAAAATTTACTTCTTTGAGATCCTTTAATTCGTTACTTAATCCACTAAAGACCTTTTCAACTATGTCTTTATCATTATTTAAAAATATATTATCTTCAGGTTTGTCTAAGTCAAGATCTAGGTACCCCTTAAAGTTTTTACCATAATAATTTTCATCTGGTGGTTGATTAAAATATTGAGAAAAATTGTCAAAGTACTCTGTTATTGTTATTGCCAGATCGTCTTTAATAACATCTATATTGTAATCAGTATTTGCTGTGCTTCTGTTTTCTAAGTAATTTAAAACTAACTCATAAGTTGTTTGTTCGACCCCGTAATTACTGCCCCGTACCTTGTGACGGGTAGTAGTAAGATATAAGTCATCTCTTTTATTACTGTAATACGTTACAATTTCTCTAATTTTTTTACTAAAAAACGACATAGCGATTTCTAAATCGTACTTGTCATTAAAATCAATTTGTGTTAGAAATGTTTTTTCAGCGTGTGTTGAAAAATTAAGAGTAATATCTCTTAAAAAATCCTTATATCTATCAATAATAGTTTCTTTATTATTTAAAGTTTTATTAACCGCTTTAGTGTTCCACTTATTGATATAACTAGTGTAATATTCTTGCAGCCCTTCAGGTTCGTAGGTCTCTCTTACATTTTTGACAAAATCTAAAAATGAAAAAGGTGTATTTCTATCTAAAGCATCCTTTTTCTTAATATTTGGATTTGTTATAGATAAATTTACACTAGGAAAGCCTTTAATGACATCACTCATTGTATATATTTATGACTAGAATAAAGATAGACTACTAAATAAGGTATTCCTTATTAGTATGTCATATATTTTGTCATCTCCCTCGAGACTGCTTAAAGGAGTATCAAAACTTAATGTGTTAAGAGGATTTGTAAAGTCAATTAGACTACCCATAATAGTATTATCGTACGCAGCAGACAAACTGTAGAAATTATAAAATTTATTTACAGTTGTGATATCATAAGTAGTAGGGAGAACTAAAGGCCATCCCCAAGCTGCACCACCACTTATGCCTGGATTAGTCACGTCTGTACTATAATTACTAAGTTTGTACGTCCCAGTGGGACCGGCACTTAGAGCAGATAGAGGCTGAAACGTATTTAACCGTGTAAAAGTGCCACTAAATTTTTCATATGCTACTATATCGGTACCAGCTGTTACTACATATGTTATTGTATCTAACTCACTTCCTAAGTTTTTACCATATGTAATTTTTGTAGTGTGACCTTTAGGATTATAATTTTCGTCAAATTTATTTTTGGCACCTCTAAATTTATTGTACTTGGTACTAAGAATCCCGACAATCCGCTTTATTAAATTAGGTTGTAATAATCGTGTTCTATCATATACAAGGCCTTCTTCATTTACCATATCAGCCAAATTAAGAAGAGTGTTAGTGTCGCAATAATCTAAATCATTGTTGTTTGCTACAAAATTAAAAATATTTTCATAAAGCTTTTTACCTAGAACTTCATAATTACTACTAAGATTGCCAAATACAGAACCTATAAAATCTGAAAAGAATATATTTTTGTCTAATAATATTTCCTGAAAACGCAAATCTTTTATAGTGCTTTCAAAATCAAAATCCTCGTTTTGTTTATATAGGGAATAATAATCCTTTGGATAGCATGTAAAAGCAGCACTTCCTGTAAGGGTTGATAGAGTTGTTTGTAAAGATGATGGGTTGCCGCAGTATTGGCACTTAGTGCTTAATGCTATAAAGGTTGAACTGCTTGAAAGATTATCGTTAAAAGTTAAGACGCCTCTGTACCAAAAGTTAGTATCAGTAACAGTTGAAAGCGTATCATTTAGGCTTGATATTGTGTAGTACTGTGCATTAACGGATGTGCCACTTAGGCCTCCTGACAGTACCTCAAAAATAGGATTACCAGCAGAGAGAGACTTAGCAACAGCACCATTCCACGCTTTAGGTGATAATATAAATGGGATGCCCAGTCCCTTATATTGGATAGGGTTTATTTTAAAGGAACTTACATCATCGGTAGATTGAGTACCCATACCATTAGAGGTAATTTCTATAGCACTTAGGGAATTTCCATTTAATGGTGCGCCGGCAAATGTACATTTACCATGTCCAGTATATAAATTACCTATAAAGGGGACAGCTAAATCCGCAGAAAAAGTAACAGTTAAATTATTTAAAAAATTCTGATTTTTGTATTTATTTTGGCCTCTAGAAAATATGTTACTTCTATCTTTAAAAAGAGAAACATTAAAGGAGGAGACATGTGAACCTGTAGAATCTTGATCTTCTGTTTTAAACCAAATTAATTTAGTTCCGGAGCTACCTGCTAAAACAGAAGATCCATGACTACTTGCGCATTTTACTATGGTGTTTGCTGAAAGTGTAGAATCAAAGCTACTAAGCCTTACGTATATATTCTCAGCCGATAAAGATATTCTCTTTAATTCTACATATTCATATGCTGACAAGTTAGGTAGCCAATTTTTTTCAGCAAACGTGTAGTATTTTTTTAGGTAATTAAATTTATTCTCATTAAGATTAAAATAATTAAGTACATCTATTCCTGATAAGCTAAAAAATATGTCTTGAAATTGTTGGTAAAAAGGAGTCTGAGAATTTATAATAATGCATTGAAAGGCGCCTGGGCATAATTCAAAATTGTCGCTATTAGTGTCACACCCTCCTCTCTCTTTAAATGGAGATGCAGTTCCTATGGTAAAGGTATTATCAATATAATCTTCAATCGTAACATCTGTGCTGTAAGAGGCTAGTACTGCATTATTATTACAATCACGGAGTATTAGCTTAACATTATATTGCCCTGGGTATTCATACGCATGCGTACTGGTAAGATGGTGACCAAAAGTACCGTCGCCAAAATCAAATGTAGCCTCTGTTGTATTTATATTTAGAGATTGTTCAGAATTTCTATTCGGAATTCTAGCTTTAAAGGTTAGCGGAGTTATAGAAAGATTATAAGAAGACAGAACCGCCTCGTTTTTATAATCTACAACATCAAAAAGAGCAAAATCTATTTGTATATTACTCATCTATTACTTCAATGCGGTTGCTAACAGATAGTGGAGAGTATAGGTATGGGAATTTAAAATAAGGTAATCGAGAATCTTGATTCATTAGCTGTATATCGCTATCCGGGTATAGGGGGTTAAATGTTAAAAATGATATACCTTCAAATATTAATCCCTCGTCACTATTTTGTGTGTAAATTCTTTTTACACCCTCTAAAGACAATATGTTACTCGTCAGGTCTGTTAATTTTATATTTTGCCCTAGGGTATTATTTTTAGGTAGAAAAAAGTCAGTAATAGTCGATACCGTTCTACTTTTAAGTGTCGATTTGTTAATTTTATTTTTAGTTTCTCTTACAATAACTAGCTTTGTTTGGTCGAGAACAGCCATAGACAATTCGCTTGTATTACCAAACCCTAGCCCAAATCCCATATATATGGGATCTCTTGGCACAACGTTATTTGATACCATTTTCTTATCCTTAGCCATATCAACGATAAGATTTTTAAAGGAATTAGACAGATAAGGAGGATACGACTCGTCTTCTGTTATAACAAACTTTGGAACTACAAAAAGATTAATATTGTTAAAATCACAAGCGTCAGCAAAGTTTACTTGATTAATAATTGCACGATTAACTTTATTTGGATCTACGCATATGTCATAAAAATATTGAATATATCCATTTATATACTCTTCATTGCCTACAGCCACCACCCCGTCAATAATATTAGACAGATTCTTAGTTATAAAGCCTTCATAATCTTGTTCAGTAACTAACCTTAATTGCGAAGCGTAAATTTTAGGGGCATTTGTTTTTATCTGATCAACTGTTTCTTCATCTGTTAAAGTAGAAGAGTTGGTTGGATTATTAAAAGTAAGCAGAGAACTATTTCCGCCAGTAATAAAGGTAGTTTCTTCTTTATTTAAAAATGTATCATTGAAGATTAATCTTTGTCTGGAAGAATCATATGTGAATAATTTATTTCCATTAATTGCATTTTTACTTATTATACCTTTGTCGCTATCAGACAAAATATAATTTACTGCAACGATATCACCCTGAGTTAATTTGTTACCAAATATTCCATTACCAAATTTTATGTCAAAATGACCGTTTTCATTTAACCGTTTTTCAAATACTCGTTCAGTAGCTTTAGTTAAAAATATACTATCTACTTCTGAATATTCATAGTATAGCCCATTGTCTACTTCTTTTACATAAACACTTATTGTGTTATCTGCAATAAACCTATCATCATTTTTATCTACAATGTTGTCGACAATGATTGGAAGCACTTCAAATTTTTCTCCCTGAGCTGTATAATCAGGATATTCACCTACAGTCCCTTGATACAAAATAACTTGGTCATTAAGGGAGTCAACTATTTCCTTAGTTGTTGTAGTCTTATCAAAAGAAAAATGATTTATAAAATTATACTGTATGTTATCAACTAAAAAATAACTATATTTTTGAATAGTATAGTTAGCTGCAGCCATATCACCTGATGCAACTGCATTAATAGGTACAATAGACGTCTGTTTACCTGTAGGCTTATACCCTATAAGCTTAACAATTCTATTCATATTTTCATATAAAGTAGCTTGATTAAAATTAACTTCCGCGGCTGTATTGTTTAGATAGAATAGAAGTACGTGGTAGGAGTAAGCAATTATATCAATTATTGCTGCTAGGTTACTTCCATCAAAATTTTGATCTGTAAATTTTTCATTTTCGTTTAATCTATCGACGATGTAATCCTTTAAGCTAACAGCATCAAAAGCTACATATGCATTTTGAGGTAGATTAAAATCTAAGAAATCATTCGTTGTATTGTTTTTAAGCATAATTAAACTATGGTATATCCGCTACTATTTAATATTGATTTAAGTGATAGCCCTGTTATATCTAGCGAAGGGACGTTAATTTGAAGAGAAATTCTGTATTCTTGATTATCCACATCAGCCTTAACTCCTATCTTTTCTAACGATATTCTAGGTTCTAATGCAGGTAACTTATCCTTTATGTCAGATCTAATTTCAAACGAAGTAAATTCACTTACAGGCTCAAAAAGATATCTCCTTAAATCTATTCCGAAACGAGGACTTAGTATTTTTTGACCCGGGGAAGTCAGCATAATATTAACAATACTATTTTTAACGGCCTCTAAGTCATACAGCCCTTGAACGTCTCTTATTTCTACTGTTCTATTGAGCTGCTTGTTATATGATACTCGGTTTACTATATCTAAAAATAAATCCTTATATAGATAACCTTGACCTAGAGCTGCATCATCCGCTTTATCTACGGAGATATCTGATATTTTTATAAGAGCCATTTATAATATTTAATACTGCAGTGGTAAATAGAGTTTAAGGAACTATAATATAATTAAGTATGCAAATTAAAGGCCGGGCTGATGTTAATGTTGAAGTAAGTACTAAAGATCTAGTATCGGCTCTAAAAAGCGAAGTTTATAAAGGGTTAGATATTCCAAATCCAAAACAAGGCCGAGTATTTGTTAAAGATAATAAATGGGTGCAGCAGTTTATCGCGCACACAACACATTCTTTTGAACTCGAAGAGGATCTAGGGCCTGCTATGGAAGAGGATGTTGAAGTGTTTGAAGCATTTCATACATTAGCAGAATTTCTTAGAGATTAAGTTACATATCCGTGTGATTATCTGCAGGGTTGTATAAATAATATTATGGCAGGTAAAAAGTTTGTTAAGTTATACGAATCTTATATGCGGAGATACGAGCGAGGTGGATTCCTCGTAGGTGACGTTTTTAAGTTTAACGATAATTTTAAAAGCTCAGACGGATATAAAGGACTTGGTTCGAGTACAAAAGATCTACTCGATCAAATGATTGATTCTGGCCTTCATATTAGAATTGTAGGAATTAAAGATACATCACCCTCAAGATACCCAGCAAACCCGGATACCTCTTCTTTAAATGTTGTACTAAATATTGCTTTAGATACAGGCGGAGGCAGATTTTCCCATTATTGTTCCATTCCCGGTGATTTAGGCGAGGCTGTAGAATATTACCCTAATCTTCTTCCAATCCCGGATGTTATGAAACGTCCGGATAATGTAGTTATTAAGCCAGAGGAATTTGTAGAAGATGAAGAAATGCTTGCTAATAGGGCTGATCGTGGCGGTACAGAGCCTCATAAACTAACCCCAACAGAGAGAACGCTACCTAAAAAGAATACAGTAATTCCGTCTGATCCTGTAACTCCTTCACAGGCTGTAACTTCTTATACTAATCAATATCTTAGTGATCTTACACCCGCTAGTTACACCGGCGTAGCTAAAAAGTTACAACATAAATAAAATGAGTGCAAAAAAAGACCAACAACTATTAGCGGAAGCCTATCAAGAGATTCAAGAGGGGCTATGGGACCGGTTAAAGGCAAGAGGTAGCCAAGCAGTAGGTGCTGCTAAGGGATTAGGCGGCCGGGTCAAAGGTGCCGCGAAAGATATAGCCGGTCAAGCTGTAGGAGCAGCCGGGAAAGGCATCCAAAGCGCCGGCGAAGCAATTTGGGCAGATGCCCCTAAAGAAAATAAACTACTTAAAAAGGCGGAGAAGCTGAAACAAGCTGGAGCAGCAGATACCGCTGCCGGAAAAGCATCGGGCCAAGAAGCTAAATATACATCTTATATTAACAATTCAGCTAAAACTATTGTTAATGACCTTAAGAAGCTAGGAATGGCTCTCTCGGTCCCCGAAGAAGAACTTACACAACAATTAGTTGATATTATTTCCAATTCTCTCGAGAACGTGCAAAGTGAGAGATTAACCGGCCCCAGGGAATTCGCGAAGGATGCCCCATCTGAGGCCCGTTACAAAGATAGCGAAGGAAAAGTAGGCGGGCAAGTCGCGCGGACTGGCGGCCAATAGGTGTTAATCTAAGGCATTTTCTAAATTTACTAAGCATGCAAATGCGTTGATTTCCTTATCAACAACAAACGCGCTCTTATAGAGATGATCTGCGATAATAGCAATCATCTCTTTCTTTTTGATATCCTCTACATTCGCATTGTAGATAAAATCTAGATAGTTGCAAAGCAATGTATCGTAATCACCTTGAAACCTATCTTCGTTCTCAATTAGATATCTTCTAGCATCTAAGCATTTTTTACCAGCTATTTTTTTGTAAATTGTTTCTAATAGTTCGTTATCAGTATTAATACTTGTAATACAAAGCTCTGAATCAATAACGTTCTTTTGAAGCTCATTGATTGTTTTCCTAAGATCAGGAAAAGTCTTCTTAACTAACTGTACAAACTTCTTCTTTTGCTCTTCCGGGACTTTTACATTCTCCTGTTGTAAAATACTATAACATCTCTTAACTGCTAAGTCTAAAACAGGCTTGATAGTTAGCGACTGACATCTAGACTGGACAGCTGGAATAATTTTATGCTTGTAGTTTGCAGTAATAATAAACCTGCAATACTTAGCATACGACTCCATTGTATTGCGAAGCGCAGCTTGAGCTTGAGTTGTTAGCCCGTCACCTTCATCCAGTATTATGACTTTTACCTTCCCATCAAAAGACTTAGTTTGAGCAAAATTAGTGATATTGTGTCGAATAGTATCAATACCAGACTCATCAGAAGCATTAATATAAAGGTAATTACACTTAAGAATGTCGTTAACAATAACTCTAGCAAGGGTGGTTTTACCAGTACCAGGATTACCAACAAAAAGAAGATTAGGTATTTCATTTTCAAATTCTTTAACTACACGTAATGTCCCTTCATCTAAGATAATATCATCTAGCGTCTGCGGTCGATATTTCTCTACCCAAATTTTATCAAAATCTACCATAATTACTTACCTGAAGAACCAAAGCCCTTAGCACCTCTCTCTGTTTCTTGAATGTCACCCTCTTGTACTTCCACTACATGATTAGTATATACTACAAATTGCGCAATTCTATCACCAGCTTTTACTTTATAATCTTTATCAGTAAGATTGTATAGCTTCACACCGGCATCGCCTCTATAGCCACTATCGATAATACCAGGATGAGGTAAAATTCCATGCTTAAAGCCTAAGCCTGATCTTCCCTCTATTTTGACCCAAAATTGTGAATCAATGTGCGCAAATTCTAATCCCACATCCACCACAGCAGATCCACGTGCTGGGATGACTTTATCCACAACTGAGGTCACATCTAGTCCAGTGTCGTCCTTATGGGTTTTCCCTGGGAGCACTGCGCTCTCCCTAGTTTTCTTAAACTTTAATAACATATACCATATAATAGCAGGCTATATAAAAATATCAACTAGAGATTAAATATATGTGTAATGGCTAACGATGAGCTAGATGAAGCAGTAAATGATATTATTACTCAAATAAAGAGTAGTAAAGAAACTGTACAGGAGAAGCAAGATGATATAAAAATAGATAGAGAAGGCTTAGAGGAGTTTATTATGCAAAATTCTGGAAAGCTTGTTACTAAATCTTTGGACATTGTAGATAATGTTAATGACTATATTGCCTCTGCTCCAGAAAATAGAGATGTAGCAGCATTAGCAGAATTAATTAAGGCAGCGTCCACCGCTATTGATACATTACAAAAGCTTCATACCGGGAATAAGAGGAATGAAACTCAAAAAGAGGTTAAGAAAATGGATATTGAGTCAAAAGAGCGGATAAGTTTCGTAGACAATCAAACCAGAGTTCTTCTTTCTCGAGAAGATATAATGCATGCTCTTGTGGACAAAAATGATGATGATATTATTGATGTTTAGTACTGAAGGTTATCTTTATCACAATCTTCTTCACATAGCGCCTTCTCCAACGTTAACGTTGAATCCAACGTTACAGGAGGTTTAGGCGTTGTTAGTTCACTTGGTACAATATCAGTATCAGCAGTTAAGTCTGTATCAGGTATAACCTCTTCAGTCTCGACGCCGGGTGCAAATGTAGGTATAAACTCTCCCTGCTCACTAATCGGGTTTGGCACCGGATCACCTCCACTACCAAGTTGACCCTCTACTGTAAACAGTTTAAATTTTCCTTGATCTGTTTTGAGTTCGAATTGCTTATTTTTTATACTTTCAATTGCATTTCCGAACATATCTGTTTCAATAGGAGTACATTTAGTTGTATTTTTTTCATGTCCCTCCTTATCAAATTCTTGAACCATAAAGCTTAATAATCTTATAACTGGATCATTATTTGATACGGCTGTATTATTCTTAGGATTAAAATAGTTCATGAATTTTTTAAATAGATATAATCTATAATCAGCCTTGCCTAAGAAACTCCTTACCCTAAGAAGTATATCTAGAGTAATGTCTTTAGCAGTATGGAAAAATTCTACATCCTTTACCATATAATTACCTTGCGCAGCATTATCGTAGCCGCGTCCATATTCATCCCTAACCCGTGTTTTAGGGTTTTTATTCATGTAGGGGTATGTATTATCATTATATACGCTACTTTCGAAATTAAAATTAAATACTGCAGAAGTAGACCTGGTATTGGCTTGTAGTGACGCTTGAATAAATGCTGGGCATTTATTAAATGTTTCAAAATTAGCGTTTACAGCTACTTCTATAAAAACAGGGGTTGAAGAATTAGATTTGTATGTGTTACTGTTAACTCCTAATATATCAGGATTAAGCTTAAAGTTGGGCAAGGTTCTATTTTTTGTTATCTCTTTAGCATGCTTAGCTAATGGTCCATTAAACAGCTGATACGTATAGTAAATTACTGAAAATTCATCTATAGCATCTCCGTCAGAAGATAGTTTATTAATAAAAAAGTTTAATTGTCTCAGGCCAGAAGAGGTAATTTTTTTAAATGCTTCAAGAAGTTCCTTGTCTTTTTCAGAAAAAATCTGACCTAAGATTGGGCCGCGTTTTGCGCCTCTACAGTTAGATTGGATTAGAGTGTCGAACTGGCTTTTAGTTCGTTCTAAAGCTCTTAAAATTTCTACTTTATTTGTAAGTTGGATTGCCATTATAGTATATTATCACTAATTTTTGTATCCGGTCCGACATACGGCTTTATACATTGCAGAGTGTTCTGATAGCTATCGTATGTAAAAGTATGTCGGCACTTAGTCACCAGCCATCTACCCAACAGTTTTTTATCTACTTTTCTTTCGTCTCCTGTTTCAGGGTCAACGTCAAAATCCTGTCTGTATATATCTATAAATTTACCAGCTGTTCGTCTTGTGTCACCTAAATTGTTAATAGAAAGCTGTAAGTTGTAAAATGTTAAATCATATACCATCTCTGCTTCTGCTAATGCACGGGTGTGTTCTAATGTAAAGGGAAAACTAAACGTTTTAAATAACCTTTCTGTTTTTTCCTGATTTAATGGTAAAAAAGGTTTTGGTCGGCCACCTACACTTTTAAACACATCTACAAATTTCTTTGCCCATTTTTCTTTAACATCAGCAATTCTTACCTCTCTTATTCCATGCATCCCCATTATTGGATCGTATCCCGATGCCATAAAATTTAAAAAGTACTCATTACTATAAGTTAACATCGGGGTCGTAAAGTTTGTGTTAAACAGCTGTGTTTGATACACATTAACAGGGGCTTCTGGTGGGGGATTATTTTTGTTATCCGACGGGTTACCTATTAGATCACCTGCTGTAAATCCCTCTTGTAAAAGCTTTGTATTATCTGCAAACATTTTAGTAATAGGAATTAAGGAATATTTCTTTTCAAATCTGTCATACCTTAATAACGACTTGACCATTAAATCCCCCTCTTTTTTATAGTAAATTCTAAGTAGGTATTTAATAAGGTCGGAATATCTAAAAGAGATTGGGGGAATGATATATTCTGGAATACTATCCGGCCTTATTTCGTGGTCACCTGGCTCGAAGTCCCCGATTACATCTTCACCAATTTTTTCTTCTATAATTTCCCTTATTATGTCACCTACATACCCCTTAAAACGTGTACCGTAAGGTATAGGTTCATTTAATTTAAAATACTTATCGTCTAATAATCGAAATTCCTTAAAGTTATTAGATCTATCTGTTTTAGAAGTATTATTATTCTCTCCATCAACAACAAAAGTATATTCTAGAGTATCTTCATCAGGAGCATTTTTATTTTTAAGAGAAAACTTAAATTTATCTCTGCCGTCACCTCGTGTCAATACAGTATTATCAATAAAATCAAATGGGTTATTAATAGTAACTGTTGCGTTTTGAAATGGCTCAAAAAGATTTTCTTGTAAATCTAATGATTTTATACTAGATTTAGTAAATGATATTTCTTCATTATTATCAGAATTATACAGTGTAAATTCACATTCAAAATCAGCCCCGTTTATTGGAAAAATTTCTTTCATGTTAAAAGTGTCTATCTTTAAATACAGTCGACTGGGTTATTTGTTGATATATAAGCCCTCTTTGGTCAGGCAAGATGTATTTTAATTGTTGACCGCCCTTAGCGTAAAAATTATTACCAATCACAGTTTTATTTAAGAGGTAAATAATCCACCAACTATCAATGTCTTCATATATATTAAATGAGGTCGTGGTTAATGGCTCTCGGTTAGACTTAACTTGATACATGTCTAACATATGTGGTTGTATATTATCCGGGAATTCAATCTTGTTTAAAATATTATAAAAGTAGAATTGTTTACCGCCTGTGCCTTGGGTAAATAATTTAAATATCCGTTCATACCGCGTAAGTGGCAAATTTCTTAATGCCTCTACATCGTCTTGATATTTTCCTGTCTTTCCTGTTAAGCTCATGATCTTTATTTTTAAAAGTCCGCCACCCCGGTGAAGGTCGAATTGGGAAGATCATCCGGATTAAAACTCGCTTCGGGAAACGGTTTCATTGGAGTAGGTCGCTCATCAGGGTAGAGCTCGTAATACCTTTCTGTACCGAAAGCCGGCACGGCGTTAGGATTTCCCTCTAATTTTTCCGCTAGCCCACGTGTATCTTCACCCGCCGCAAAGGCATCAAAATCTCCACCTCCAGCATTATCTAATTCATCCATAAAGTTAGCAGCCTCAATAGTTAAAGAAGTAAATTCAAAATTGCAATCGTAGGCCTCAGGGTATATTGTATTGTTTATTTTTCTCCGTGTACCCAACAACCCTATACTAAAATTGCTTAAAAACGCCCACTCAATATATCTTAATCCTGGCACTTCTACATGATATATTGCTGGGAAAGTTATTGCAACAGGGCCCGTGCGCCGCGGCCTATTTATAGCAGTAAAATCTCTAATAAATTTTGTATTTCTATCCATATCTCCCTCTTCGATAGTATTTGCCAAGACAAAATTAACTGCTAATGGGGCGTCAGTCATGTCATACTGATACATCTTAGGCGTCTCTATGTAGGAGCCAGGAGCCCGGGCTCCTGGTTCTTTTGGTTGGAACGTACCCATGGCCCCCAGTGCTGACCGCGCCTTCTGCGCCATAGTTGCATTATCCTCTGCCTTGTCCCAACCCGATTTTGCATTGTTAAAAACATCTTTCACTTCGTTAAAGCCTGCTGCACTACCAAATCCGATTTCTTCAACGATAGGTGTTGCCATATCCATCAACTTAGCGCCCATAAACTTAGCACCACGCTGACTAATGCTTGAAAAGGTATCATCATACGCATTATTAAACCCTCTTATATTATCACCAAAGAAGGGAAAGTTATAACTTTCGATAAGTTTATTTGACTGGTATAAATTTTTATAAAAATCCATCGCATTAAATGGAGTCTTAGGGGGAGGTTTCTTAACACCAATTGCCTTGCCGGCAGCAGTACCGGCAAGAGCTGTCTGCCCGGAATGCACAGCACCCGTACCAACTGCTGTCCCGAGATTAATATACCCAGCAATAAATTGTTGTAGCTGTGAATGTTCCAGTTCAAATGCTCTAACGAACGCACATGGCGCCTCATCTCTATAACCAGAATTTGTTGGTATAGAAGTCCAAGCGTAGTCTTTAACAATATTAACCGCCATATTAATATTTATGACACTACACTGTGAACGTTAAGACTAATATTCTTCATTACGACGCGAGTACCGGTGGAACGTTAAGACTATAAGGTGCATCATGTGCGTCTCCTCTGCTATCTCGACCCACTCCTGGATTTGATATTGCCACATCTCCACCCCTACTTGAGCTACCGGGCATTGGAACAGGTACTATATTAGTACTTCCACCCCCACCGCTTTTTGCTAATAGGCCTCTAGTTAGATCTACTAGTGTTTTTAAATACTCGTTCGAGCGATTTATTGCACCAAGTTGATATCCAGCAAACGCGGAGCCGGCTCTTAGAAAATCACTTATAGGGCCTCCTGCCTTAAACCCGAATAGGGTATCCTGAGAATTAAAAGAAACAGGTGGCATTCCAGGACGCAGAACAAAATCATTATTTTCCCGGCCAATACCGGCATTCCAGGCACTGGCAGGTCCCCAACCACCAACGCCGCCACTCCCCGTTGGACGGTTGAACCTCCTGTCGCTCTTCTTGTCGAACTCTTTTATAATCCCCTTATATTCTAGCATTGCCTTTGCTCTGTCTGCGGCTCTATCTTTAATAAACTTATTATATGCCTCCTCTGCCTTCATCTCCACCCTTATATCCCCCCCAAATGCGTTCCTATCGCTACCGGTAATTGCTTTCCTACGGGTCACTCTGGTTTTCGATCCCTTCGCGAAAGCCAAATTTCGCGCTTCCTCAGCCGCTATAGAATCTCCATAAATAAAGGGCTGGTCTACGTATCTAGAACCAAATCCTTTCATGAATTTCTTCTTAATATGCTCCTCCCACAGGTTGCGAAAGGCTTCTATACCGCCCGGGGTACCTTCGCCTCCTCCAAACTTACCCCCAGGACCATATAGCTCCATCAACTCTTCATCAGTCCTCGTATCTACTCGATTGATCCTCGCCATGACCTCCCTCAGGGGATCCCCAGCATCTCGGCCAATCCGCCTCTCCGTTAGCATGCGACTATTCCGGATGGCATTCCCCATCTCCGTAACCTCATCTATTGATTCCATCGGAGACTTGGTCTTGATATTCTTGAAGATGTTTACCGTCGCTCCCAGAGTCTCAAGAATACCGGCCCCGTGACCGGGAATCAGTTTTTCCAGCGCTCGATCTTCCGATTTCCGCTTGTTTTCCGTCAGCTTCTGCTGTATTTCTTCAGCTGCCAATTTTCTCTCGGCGCGTGCCTTCTCTTCACCCTCCAGTTTTTCAGCCTCCTTCCGCTTCTTCGCGAGTTCATCCCGGTCTTTCTTATTGAGTCTTTCCGTCGCGGCTCTATTATCCTTCGCGAGTTCATTGGCGTCGGTGATATTTTGATGTGCGTCTTTGGCTATAGGAATAAGCGCGCGAATTCTATCTATAGCTACCCCAATGGCCAATGCTATAGCGGCAATTTTCAGTATAAAAGGACCAAACGCCGTTATCAAACTGGTAATAAACGGTCTAAGCATTGCTATTAATTGCATAAACCAGCCCTTTTTCTTGGGCACTTTTTTGGTATCTGTTGCTCCTGCAATAGCTTTTTTAGCAGGGGTAATTTTTGTCTTAGGCTTTTTATCTATTTTAGGCTCTTTCTTTTTCTTGATCTCGTAATATACTTCCCAAAATACTTTAGCTTCTGTTTTTGCTTTATCTTTATCAAGCTTGTGCAGAGCTTTACTTTGAACATCTAAAAATATTTTAGCTTCTTGTGCAGCCTTCTTCTTAGGGTCCTGTTTTTTAGGCCCGGATGCAGCTTTCTCCTTATAATAAACATCCCAAAAAATCTTGGATTCGTTTTTTAATCGGAGTATTTCCCAGGGATATAATCTCGCTCTCCCTTGTTTAATTATATCTCTTCCGCGCTTTTCTTTACCAAAGCTCTTATCTAGCTTTTCTTCAACTTTTGCTGCATCTTTATTCGGTTTAGGTGGCACACTTATATTTATTCTGTGCTAGTTGAATCAAAAAATAAAGCATCAATTGTAACTGTATCATCCCCTACTGTAAGTAAGCTTGTATTGTATCGGTTAACAGCTTCGATATAGTCGGAAATATCTGTATATACAGCAAGAGGCAGTTTTTCTACAAGGTTTATTCTTTCCGGTATTTTAATCTCAGACATGTTAACAGATTCACCGTCTATTTCTAACCCCTGAATATACTTTACAATCTCAATCAAGTATAACATCGCAACTTCCTCTTTAAAGTTACCATCTTCCCCTTTTAAATCTGATTCCATTTTTGCTAACAAAGCATTTTCCTCTTGCAATGTAGGAGCCGCTACTGTTATTGTTAGCTGTTTATAGTTAATAGTTTTTTTGTCCTTTAATTGTAATTTGGTCTTCTCTATATTGTCCAATACGGCTTGTAGGTCAGTCGTTACACCCTCAGTAGTATACTTATTACCAAGTGCTTCAATTCTCATAGCAATCGTGAAAGGTATCCTATCAAATATTTTTAGATCTGTTAACTCTGAATTATCTGTAATTATGTTGTTTAAGGTTTGACTAAAATTTAGAGATCCTTTTACTCCGTCTAGGACAGATGAAATTAAATCTTTTTGTTGCTTTAGTGTAAGCGGCTTTACTTTGACTTTTTTATTTTTGGATGGTACAAATACTTCTAAACTTTTACTATTAAGCTTATCTAGTTTAGAAATAAAACTTGACACTTGGTTACTCATAATGATATTTACTGAATAGTTTGCTTTTTCAAGGATTCGTTTTCTTTATCTACCTCGTCTTTGTATAAATTATAATAATCTTCAATTTCTACAAAAGTACAATTTATTAGATAATTTATATCAGGCATCCTGCTACATAAAATAAAGAGCATTTGCCTATAATCGTTTGCGGATATACTACTAAACAAATTAACTATAAAATTAGAAATATCTGCTGATAGCACATCTAAATTAATTTCTGGTATATCTAAATCTTTTCTTCCTTCAAATACCTTTAAAGAAAAGTAATTTTTATTTTGCTGAACAAACTGAACTAGATGACGATATAAGTTTTTCGGGAGCGTGTTAATAATCTGCGTATACTCCTGGGCTGTAACTTCACTTAGTATGATTTTTTCATCTTCTATTTCTATACTTTGGATAAGAGAAAAAATAAAGTCCGAATCACCACAATTGAATTGCGTTGGGTAATTTAATTGGTATTTAGCATTATCAACTTCAATTATTTTTGACCTATCCTCTATGTCTCCTATATTTTGTATAATAAGGTCTAAATTTACGTGTATGGGACCTTTGTTAGAAGTAAGAGATATCTCATCTCCCATGCACTGCTGCCGTAGCATAACAAGCGATATAAATTTCTCAACGATGTTTAGATTCTTAGTACAAATGAATGTTTCTAAAAACCCAAGAGCATCACCAACGGCAGAGTCACTATATAGAGAAAATTTTCTTAAATCTTTAAATAGTATTTCCTCTGCGACAACTTCCTTTTTATTAGGAAGTACAAAAGACAGTTGCATATGATTAATTATAGCTGCCTATAATTTTTACAACCAAAAGTAACTGTTTTAACTATAAATTCACTGTCAGCATAACTTAGAGTGCCTCCGCCTTCGACGTTAGTAGGAAACGCCTTGTCAAATATGAAGCCTTTACGTAACTTTCCTTGATTATTGTACTGCTTTAAAGTAATGTTACATTTTAATTGTTGGTTAATTAGTCCGTCTATGCCAATCGCTATTAACCACGGTGTAAAAAAGTCATGGCATATATCTTGATCAGTCTCAATAAAGTTAATAGTTAACTGTCTAGTTAAAAAGCTTTCTCTTTGTGTAACCCCATAACCAGGTAAAAATCCTCCTCTATTTGCTTGCCCAACTTCCTGAAAGGAAGTTTGTTCGCCAGGGATTGTAATGGTTTGAGCTACTAGTACACTGCCATTCTTAGTATAGTCGTCTGGAAACGTCCTTGCTCTCCAATCTTCACCTGCCTTGTTTAATGCTGCATTAATCTGCCCTTTAATTGCATTACTAGTCTCGAAACGTACCTTCCATAAGAACGGATGTGGAATAAAGTACTTTTCATCAGTACTAAATGATTGTAAAAAATCTCTTACCGGGGTGCCAGGCATACTATTATTTAGGGGTTAACCTAGGGGGCTAACCTTTTTCCCAGCAAATTAACTGAAGTCTCTATAATAGTGATAAGCGAATGTAACAGGAAAGTTAACAACCTCACCAGTACCTTCAGCTATGGTATAAGAAACATCACCGATTTCTCTAAGTGAAGCGCCCACTAGCTCAATATTTCTGACATCGTTTAATTGCTTGTCGATCTGTACCAAGTTAATTATTGACTCGTTACCTGGCATACCGTATTGGCCTAACGAATTATCATTATTCCAAACAGCTCTAGAAGCTGCTTCCATTTTAGATCTAAGATCGCAATCTTCATCATGGTAGAATTCTATAGAATATGCAGCAGCATTATTATATGTTGCTCTTCCTGGGAGCTGAAACTCTTGACCAAAGTAGCTAACATTTTTATTTTCTATAGTCCTGCCCGGTAAAGCTGCTGTTCTTGCATAAACTAAATCACTTTCCCCGTCAAATCGAATTATAGATCCAGGTGTAGGCCCTGTTATATCGATTTGTCTAACTCGGAATAAGAAATCTCGTGAAAATTGCTTTTCTGCCGCTCTTGTAAAGAAGTCTTGAATTGTTGTTGCCATATGATTATTTATTAAATGTTTTTATTAACCGCCAATTAACTCTTCGAAATTAGCATCTGTCCTTGTAGCGTAGAAGTTAACTAAGATAAACTCTGCTGTTCTAGTAGGCTTGATGTATATATCAACCACTAGCTCATTAGCATCGATAACTGATGGTGTGTTGTTTCTTTCATCACATACTATCAAGTAGTCATATAAACCTTCGTTGTTCTTAGCCCTTTCAAATATCGGGGTAAGTGTATTAATAATCCTGGTTCTAGTAAACTCTGTATTTTGCTCAAATACGAAGAATCTTGAAACTTTCTTAGTAGGCCTTTCAAGCGCTAAGAATAACCTTCTAACGTTAATTCTATCAAATGCACTTGGCTTCTTGCTAAGTGTCTTTTGACCGAATACTACTTGTCCCTGTGATGGGAAGAACGCTACCGGGTTGAGATTAGCCTTATATAACTCATCTCTTTGCTTTTGATTAGGATTAACTGCAATATCATTAGCAAAGAGAACCAACCCTCTGGTAAAGCCTGCTGGCGCAAACCATGGGAAGGTTGCAGCGTCTGTTCTAGCCATTATAGCTCCAGCAAATCCAGAGAATGGGACCCAAACCTGCTGACCGGAATAGTCATCATAAACTAATGCCCAGTTAGCATAAGTAGCAGCATAAGAAGTATTTTCATTCTCAAACTGGTGCCTAATTGGCCAATACAAATCCTTTTGGAAATTTCTGCTAGTGTTGTCTAACACTTTAGACTCATCACCTAGTACAAATATTTGTCTCAATGGATCAGCAATTAATATACAATCACCTCTACCTCCTCCAAGATAAGGAGGAGAGCAGAATTGCTCTAATTTGTTAAAGATAGTTGAGTAGTTATTTCTTAAACTTCGTGCTGTGCCACTTATATCACCAGATGTTCTAAGTCCGTTAAATGCTTCTAGAACAGACTCACTGGTATCAAATTCATCATAATAGTCACCAGATGCAGCAGCGCAAGCTACCGAGTAAATTGTTCCTAGACCACCCTCACATACAACGTCAATATCATAGATGTCATCATTCTTAACTGCATCAAGAGCTCTTTCAAGTTTTGTAGGAATGTTACCAAGCAATTTGGTAGTTACTTTACTATTAGTATAAGCACCTAGTGGGTATAAATTATCCGCTTTACCAAGCACATCCACAAGACCGGTCATGAGATTTTCATCAATACCAGTTTGTGTACTATCTGAGTTTGCTGTTAACTGTTGCGTCAAAACTCTGATCTTCTTAATGGGATTACCGTCAGTATCTAACGCATCGCTACCTCTTAATCTGTTAGTAATATAATCGTTAATCTTAATTGAAACGTTTCTTGAGTTTGTATCTTTTCGCTCAATAAAGAATGGTACATCTAATCCTCCACGTGGATTAAGCTGCGTTCTAAATTGGTTAATTGATCCAACTATACCATCTTCTAATACATAATCTAACTTAAACGCCTCAGTTGCATAAATTGACTTACGTAATTTAAATACACCTAAGTTTAATACATCATCATCTTCTCTACCATTAATATCGTAATCAGTAAGATTTTCCATTATTTCAGATACTGAGTTAGAAGCTCCAGTTTGGAAATTAGCAGATACAGAGAACTGAAGAATACCACTAGGGATTGTAACATACGAACTAATTGCTGAAGATTCTGAATCTATCGTCTTAACTCTTAGTATACTGTCAAAGTTGCTAGCAGGGTTAAGGTTGGTGTTATCAGCTATTCCAACGTAGTATCCCTCAAATTGATCATTAATTGTTGAAGTTGACTTGTTTAATAAAACTGCTCCTGCACCGCCTGAAGATCCAATGGCACTAAATGAATTCTGTAAGCTAGCTTCTGTAGACCAATCCCATGCCGTGCCTTCAACCGCGCTAAGATATTCTCCTTCGGTAAGCTCTAAGTGAGTAGGATGACCTAACACATAAGTTCCGGATAGGACATCTAGAGTAGTACGAATTAACTGGTTAGTGGAAAGAGCTAAAGTCCATGTATCGCCAGGATCTTCATATCCTGGTGTAATTGATTGGATAATTTTTTGATCACCACCGTTATCCTCTGCAGCAGTTAAAGTAAATGTAACTGTATGGTTTAAGACGTTGGTATAGTCTCTGATGGTTGTTTCCGATTCCGATGATCCACCTCCATGTACATGGTATCCAAGTTCACCTCCTGCATATTGTCCTGAAGACAATCTAATAGTTTCAGCAAAAGCACTTATAACGCTACCTATCGTATTTACCCCGACTGGTGACACGTCTCCTTCACCACCACCATTCCAAATAGCACTTCCGTGCGGATCTGCGCTCAATCCAGCCTGAGCATTAAAGTCCACCCACCAATCAGGCATAGTCCGGTCACCAGGTGGTCTTGCAGTAACACCTCCCAGTAATGTTTGTGACCCTAGTGGGCCTACATACCCACTAAAACCAACAGTCTTGGTTAACCCGGCACCTGACGAATCGTAACCTCTACCTATTTGCAATGAAATATACGTACCAGATAAGGCCGCCGCGGCGGCAGTCATCGACCCCAAAAGAATATCTTTATTAAAGTTTACTACAG